TAGTACCAATGTGTAGCCCGACAAATCGCCCATAGCTGCACCTGTTACAATTGTTCCGCCAGATACCTCCATGCCATGGCGCAAGCCTGCATAGAATAGGTTTCCGTTGTTATCTTCAACGATAACTTGTGGACGGCCATAAGCTAATAATTTGATTTGCTTGTGGTCGCTCATAGTTAATTTCTTTAAAGTCAAATTTAACGTTTGCTCAAAGAAAGTTGTTCCGTTTTCACGGCTTGATGTAATAGTCTGCTCAAAGCTAGAATTTCCTTTTAAATCATATTTGTATGCGGTAGGAGTTCCAGCGACTGCATCAATTACATCAGTATCGGTTGCATCATATGTGTAACCAGTCGCATCGCCCCAATTCACAAAATATACAGATTTTAATCCACCTGTACTGGTTTTGCAAGGTTCAATGCGCCCTAATGAAATATCACAAGACATAGTATTGTTATTTAAAAACGTTAAAAATTAGCACCCCGAATTAACGAGGTGCTTTTTTATTATGCTAATTAGTTAGCAGAGTTAGTGATACCGTAAGTCACGATGTCTTGAACGATTCCGTACTGAACACCTGCGCTCATACGCATTACCACTCTAACGTTCTGCGATCCGTCGATGTCTGCTAAGTCAATAACTTTAACCTCAGTCATATCAGATAACAAGCTAGTTCCAAAGTACAAGTTGTCTTTTGTAGTAGCGATAGCACGGTTAGCAGCTAATCCGTTTGCAACAAAGATTTTAACACCATCAAATGATAATGATCCGTTGTTGTACCATTGAGTTCCTTGAGCGTTTGTACCGTTAGCACCTAAACCTGAAGCACCGAATCCACCAAGAGCACGAACGTAAGCACGAGCGATGTTTTGAGAAACGTAGATGTAAAGGTTTTCGTTAGTGTAAAGCGTAGCAGGGATTGCATCAACGATTTTACCCATTTCAGCTACAACGTTTGCAGCAGTTACGGTAGTACCAGCAACCTCTTGAGCAGCAGGTAAAGCAGCATCAGCAGCTAATAAAGCAGTAAAGCCTGCAAACTCGCCAGCGTTAGCGTTCACACCTGACCAGATGTTAGTTTCGTTCTTTGCAGCAACTTTAGCAGCAACGTGTGCAACTAAGAAATCAGCGAAAGATTTAGGCAATACATCGAATGAAGAAAAACCTTGTTGTGCTGATAACCAATCTGAATGGAAATCTTTTTTACATAATTGTAAGTTTACTTGGAACTCTTCAGGTTGTAAAATACGCTCAGTTAAAGTAACCGTTGAAGTTGCATCAAAATCGCAAGTTGCATCTTTTAAAATGTCATCAGTAGAAAGTCTTTTGATAACCTCTTTGTATTTGATGTTTGGCTTGATCTCGATACCACCGTTGTCGATAGTTGGAGAAGATAATAAAGCCGCTGCGATAATTTTATCTTTAAACTCGCCAGCGTAAGTTGTTGTGATTGACGTTGTAGTTGCCATTTCTTATTTAATTAATTTTAGTTGAATAATTTGTTGTAAACTGAATCCTGAATGTTTTTAGTGCGATTCTTTCCGTACTTAAAACCCTCAGGTTTGATTGCTGATTCTGGATTAAAAGCCAATGGCTCTGCTCCTTCTTCTTGTGATGCTAATTCAATAGCTTCTTCTTTAACTTGAGCAGCTAATTTTAAAGCTTCGATTTCAGCTTTTAAGTCTGCAATTTGAGCTTCGAAAAATGTTTCTTTTGAAACTGATTCAACAACTCTTTTAGGTTGCGGTGCAGATGGAGCTGCTTCCATTTCTGGCTCAACAACTTCTTCAGGTGCTACTTCAGCTTCAGGTGCTTCTTCAGCCATTGGGCCAACTGAAGCAATGATTCCTTCTACTTCAACAACAACCATAGTACCATCTTGCAATTCATACTCGCCTACTGGCATCGGTACGATACCATCGGGTGTTACGATTCCCACAGAGTATTCAGGCTCAAACTCTTCAGCTTCGATGACAGTAATGCCATCCGCTAAAGTCATTTGAGCAAGCTTAACCTCTAGTGACAAAAGTGCCTTGATTTGGTTTAACTTGTTTTTGTATTCCATTTTATTTGTTTGTTTAATTTACTAGCTTCCAGAAACCACCGTGCGTGGCTCGTTTGTATTAATTACTAATGAAGAGCCTTGACCTACCAACGATCCGATACCTTGATTGATTGTCTCTCCTTTGCAACACTCCTTTGAGTATGTGCCATCCTCACAAAGGCAAGACTGATTATTGCTTGCTTTTGGACTTGTTTTTTTATTTGCCATTATTTAAAATGTTTATGATTTCATTAATCAAATTCTCTGCCTCCGCTTCTTGAATTGACATTTCTAATTTATCAGCAAAATAACCCTCGATTGAAAAGCCTTTATACTTGCCATCCTTAGCATCCTTCCAAACCTTGTCATCTTCAATTTTCATTGAAATCATCCAAGTGCCTTTTGGTAAGCTAAAACCGTATGCTTTAGACTTGTCCATCTCTGGGTTGTCTATAATCCAAGATTCAACAACGGTTGCACCATCAAATTTTGTCTTGTGTTCTAAGGTAGCGTTTGACTGATTGCCGTTTTGTAGGAATAATTCGCTTGCTTTCTTAACAGTTTTCTCGCTAAAGAAAACATAAAATTCATCCTTGCCGTGCTTACGGTAAATTTGCTTGTTAGGAATCAAAGCAGCACCCATAAGAATGCGCTTTTCTGCATCTACTTCAGCTAAATCCATTTTGTATTCCTTAGCCAAAGCAATAAAGTTTTCTTCGATAGCTGGTGCATCTACTAAGCTGACCGCATCAATGCCATCCAAGTCCTTTTCGATTACTAATTCTACTATTCTCATATCGCATAAACGTTTAAAAATTACCCTTGTTTTATTTTCGTTATCCTAAACTTGCAGATTTAACGATATTTCTATCGAGTGCCTGTTGAGTAGTTACATCTTGAGATACAACAAACGCTCTTACAGGTTGCTGATTGCCTACTGATTGAGCTATTTGATTTGCTCCGCTTGTACCTACTACATTAAATGATGGGGCTGCTGAATTTATTGATGGAGCTGAAGTGCTTACACTACCTGATGAAGGACGCCCTGAGCTTAACACGGCTCTTGCTCTACTTGCTGCCGATAAAACCGCACCTATTTGGGTTGCATAAAAAATAGGGAAGGCAAACGCTGCCGCTGGCCCTGTTGCCTTTGCTGATTTTTGGGCAATATCTAAACCTTGAACAAATCCTAATGCAGTATTAATTGCAATCTCTGCTAATGCAGCCGTTTTTGCTGCTGCCGTTCCTTGCTCAAATAAACCACCTAATGCACCAATAGCTGCACCTACCGCAGATGCATATTGTAATTGTGCTTGCAATCTAGCTTCAAGTATTTTTTCCGCTTCTAACGCTTGTTTTGCTTCATACGCTAATCGTGCATCCTCTCCTTCAGTTCTTATTTTTGTAAGCTCATCCTCTTTTTTCTTTTCAATCTCTGCTTGCTTAATTGCACGTTGTGTTTCAAGTGAAGCATACAATTCATTTTTAACACTTGCATCTTTTGTAATTGCATCAATTTCTTCCGCTCTTCTTTTATACCATAAATCAAGTTTTTGTTGCTCGCTTACCGCTTGCATATCCTCGATTTCTTTATTGTATTGATTTTGTAAATCAGAAAGCGTTTTAAGATAAGCATCATATTCTGCTTGAAAGTCTCGCATTGCTACAAGCTCGGCATCAATTATTTTATCCTTTTCTACCTTTTCTGTTTTTCTTACTGCTACCCTAGTTTTCGAATTTTTAGTTTCAGTTTTTGTAACTGCGGTAGAGCCAGCCTCAAATCTTTTATTTGCTTCTTTAAATTCTTCAACGGCTGCGTTCCAGCTTCCTGTTAATTGACTATATCCTTCTTTTAACGCATTAAAATCTAGGGTAAAAATACCTTTTAGAATCTTACCTGCTCCTAAGCCTACGTTTTTTACTAAAGAAAACAAGGCAAACAAACCTGAATAAAACCCTCCTACACCCTTTGCAATATATGGCAATACTCTTAAAGCCAATTCAATAAACATATCTAGCAAGGGATCAAATACCTGCATAATCCCTGCTAGTATTTTATTAAAAGCTTCAAAGACTGGCTCAAGCTTTTTCATTGCCGTTTCTGATTGCGAGAAAGCAGCAACCAAACCACCTATTGCGGCAGTAATGATACCAATTACCGAAGCCTTTAATACCGCATTGAAAGATGAGAAATTCTTTTCCGCCCCTCTGATGCCCTTACCAAGTACACCCAAAGGCCCAGATGCGTTTTCTAAATAGCCTAAAAAGTCATCGGATGTTTCGCTTGCATCTTTAATGGCATCATCCATTTCACGAATGGCCATTGATATTCTGTCAAACTCTGCCGATCCAGCTGCCGTTTCCCTTAATTGTCTTTTAAGAGCTCTAAGGTTTTTAATAGTAGCCTCTGTATTGTTGTTGATGTTTATAT